GGATATTTCACAACTAAATCTATCTTTGTGTCTTTTTAAAACATCACCTTTTTTATAAATCCTTGTATATGCATAGGTAGGATTTAATTTTAATTTTGTTGTTTTTTCAAGATCTTTTAAAATTTTTACGAGTAAAGTTTCCATGGCTATATCTCCATAATGAGAATAAGTTTCAGGAACTTGTTCATCGTTCCATACTCCAAAGTAAGTTGAGTAGGGACTAATAAAACGATCTTTAAACATTGTTGCTGCAACCTCTCTTTTTAAAATAAGATAGTGATAACAAAATTGCGCTAACTCTTTTGATATAGCTGATTTTACTATTTCAAAATTATTTTTTTTAAAACCTATATTTTTATTTGTCATATACTCCTCCTTTTATAGCAAAATTTATACCAACAGATACTCTTTCACATTTAGATTTATGTGGGCTTACCATGTGTCTTAATAAATAAGGAAATATATAAATTTCTCCGGTTACGGGTCTTTTTTGAATAACTGTAGTGGTGTACGAACTATCTTCTCCATACAAAAAAGTAATTGCACCTGGTCCAGCAGCTGTGCTTTGATGTTCCTTCATCTCTGTTTGTAATTTTTTAGGAATATCAATGTATAACACAGAAGAAAAATCACATTGACTATGAACATGAACAGGATTGTAATCACCTGGTTGCATATAATTTACCCAAGATGATATAACACGTATTTGATTTATGGGTTTGTCATACCAATGAACATACGCTTGTCTAAATGCTTCTAAATAAGGTTTTAATATTTTATCTAATTTAATTTTATTAATAAGATATTCATGTTTAATATCACCGGCTAAATTTTTTACATTTGATTTTTTGGGATCTTTTTTACAAAGTTTTTTTACTTGTTTTAAATTATCATCATTTAATTTACTTTTAAAAAGTAGTGGACCCCAATAGTAAAAATTGTAATCAATCATATTTTATTTAAATGGATTCCCAAGGTTCCATATAACCAAAGAGTACCTTTCTCCTTTATTTACTGGTTTTACTCTATGCCACACATGTGAGGGGAATACAACTATTGATCCACGTGGCATTATTTCAGTGCAAACTTTTTTACTTATTATTTTAGGATCTCTATTTCTAAAATCAAATTCTAGCTCCCCACCTTTATATTTTTTTGGATCAGATAAAGAACAAGTAACCGATAATTTTCTAATTTTATTAAATTTATTTACATCCTCTTTGTTACCATATGGTTTATCCCATGAATCACAATGCCAATCATAAAACTGTCCTTTTTTATATTTTGTAAATTGACATGATTCAGCCCAATCCCATTGAAAATTCCAACCTGCATTTTTATTTGCCATGTGAACGTAAGGAAAAATCTCTCTGTATATCCATCTATCATTCAACCATGCTACATTTGAGTCCCTTTTCTTTTTAAGATCTTTTATATCTTTTTTTGATAAAGGAATTTTTTTATCAAGTTTATGTTGAAAATTACCTGTATTCGCTAAAAGTTCTTTTTGTGAATTACCAAATTTTATTACTTCATCACAAAATTTAGGAGTTAAAACTCCTTGAAAATACCAATAATAGTTTACAAAATTCATACTGTATGTATATGTATTTATATACTTTTTTTAAAAGAAGTAAATAGTATTTTAATTACTATGTAATTGAAACCCATGAAGAAGACGAGGGCTCCCAACGAAAATTGTTATCAGATAAATCTTTAGCAACCCATCTTAGGTTTTCTTCGTCCCACTCAACAAATATAGAATAGTTTCCATCAATATGTAAATGTCCAATTGGAAATGAAACTGGGGCTTCCCAGTCGTCATTGTCATTAAGTATCCAAGATGGATAATTTTGTATCGCTATAAATTTATCTTTAGTTGAATCATACGTTCCACCGATAGGTGCATATTGTTTTCTAAAATTATTGTTGTATGAAGTTTGAACCCATTTTACACCTTCTGAAGATAAAGGAACAACGGTTTTAAAATGTTCTGCAGCTTGTTCGCTTTGTTCTCCACCATTTTCTAAAATGTCTTGATTATCTCCTACAACAACTCTTAAAACTTTATTATTACCATCTATTTCTGCAAAGTGTGCCATATTATTAAGTTATTGTAATAGTTCCTGAAGTAGTGAAGGTAGCTATTCTTCTTCCTCCTGAAGTTGTGACAGTATTTGTTCCTGGGGTTACAGTAAAACTTGGAGCATCACCTGTCGGTGCACTAATTACAACAAAACCAGAGCCTCCACTACCGCCGTTACTTTGATTACCTGGAGACCCTCCGGCGCCTCCGCCACCGCTTCCACTGTTACCAGTAGCCGATGTTGCTGCCCCTGGTCCATTTTTACCGTTTCCACCTCCAGCTTGACCACTTCCCCCGCCAGAAGGACTAAAAGCCCCTGTAAAAGAACCTCCGCCACCGCCACCAGCTTTTGAAAGAGAAGTGCCTGTAATAGTTGAACTTATTCCTGATCCCCCATTAGCGCTTGATCCAGCCGCATTGGATCCTCCACCGCCGCCACCGTTAATATTTTGTGGTCCATCTCCACCGTCATGACCTTGTACTGGATCAGTAGGAGGTACGTTTCCAGATCCAACACCAGTCCCTGCGTTACTTGCTCCAGATCCTGATCCACCATCTAGACCGGATCCCCCAGCACCTCCTGCAGAAACTATAAGAGTACCTATAAATGAAGGTGTTCCACTACGATCGCTATTTGGTCCTGGACCTCCTGGACCTCCACCTCCAACTTGAATTGGAACTGCAACACCTTTTTCTATTTGTATTTGAACACCTGAATTTAAAGGAGATGGTCCAAAAGCTGAAGCCCTATGGCCTCCAGCTCCGCCTCCCCCGCCTCGATAAAATGTTCCACCTCCGCCTCCAGCAATACATAAAAAATCAAGACTGAATTTTTTTACTCCGCTACCGGAACCAAATCCTAAAATTTGATGACCAAATGATTTAGTTTTTTTTGAATTTGTATTTTTTGTGTTCTTACCTGTAGCAAGTTTATTTTTTATATCTCTCATATTCTATACCTTTTATCCGTCGTTAGCGGCACTTGTAGTAAAGAATAGTTTAATTCCAAGTAATCTAGCATCAGCATTTAAATCATCAGCTGAAACATCTCTTGATATTTGAAAGAAAACATATTCATCTGCACCAGGTGATCCTGCTATTGTTACTGCTCCACTTTCAGATGCAACATCTAAATCATTTGATGTTCCACTGTGTGCTTTTGCTGTTGCAACAACTTGTGTTCCAAAAGCTGTATTTAAATCACCGTTATCAGCTAATGCTACACCAGATAGTCCCCATGCCGTAGTTCCTGTATCTGTTGAAGTCGCTGTAAAAAATGCTTGAAAAGTTACTGTGCCTGCATTCCATGATTTAGGAAATGCAACAGCAAACTGTGCAAACTCATCAGAGTCTTTGTCAAAATCTAAAACTTTAATTTCAGGGCCATTTGATAATTCGACTTGAGCAAGATCTGCACATCCACTTGTAGTATTTGGATACATTGCAACTGCTGGAACCCATATAGTTTCTTTTCCTGCAATTTTAATTGCACCAGTAGCATCTGCAGCATCTACTGCTTTAGCTTGTCCAGTTCCATTAGGAGCAATCGTTATATCTCCGTTAGCTGCATCTGTAATTGTAATTGTACCTGAGTTAGTGCCTGAGTTAGTATCTAAAACAAGATCTTGTGTTCCACTTGTTGTAATTGTTGCTGCAGCAGATCCTGTTCCAAAAACTGTTTCTCCAGTTCCTTTTGGAACAATAGCTATATCAATATTTGAATCATCACCTGTTGCTGATAATGTTGGATCGTTTCCTGTGGCCGCATTTGCTATTGTAAATTCATTTACTGCAGAACTTGTAGCTGTAAGTAAAGCTAATTGATTTCCGTTTGTATCTAAAATAGAAGTTCCTATTGCAGGTGAAGTTAAAGTTTTATTTGTTAAAGTTTGTGTTCCAGTTAATGTTACATTACCAGCAGGTAAAGTATCAATATCAGGATTAGTACCATCATTTGCAGTGGCAAATACAAGAGCATCGCCTTTGTCTCCAGCTGCAAAAGTAAAAGAATCTCCTGAACCTGAAGCATATTTAAATTGTACTGTATGAGAACCAGATGTTGAATTTCTTAAAAAATAAAAAGTTTGTACGTCTAAAGGTATTGTTACAATTTGATTTCCTGTAATAGTCCCTGTAAATTCAATCATTCTATGTGATAAAGTTGCACCAGTTGATCCATCAGAAACTGAAAGAGCTGTAGTTTGTGCACTACCCGCTATTGATTGAGTAGT